TTAAATGATTGCAAAATATCGGTAGTAGATCTTGAAACTACCACCAATGGATACAAAAATTCTCCAAAGGCCTGTTATATTGCTAATAAAATTTTAGTTATAGGTAGAAAGAACCGCCCGAAGGCGGTGGTTATGCCTAATGGTATAGGCTCTCGATCATACAATATATTGGTAGGACATAATCTAATCTTTGATCTTGCATATCTAATGCGTGATAAAAAGATTGACGATATATTAAACTATCAAATATGGGACACACAAGTAGCTGAGTATCTATTAAGTGGACACCAATTTAAGTTCCCTTCACTAGAAGATGCTTGTAATCTACACAAGATTTCTTATAGTAAGAGAATTGATATTGGAACTTGGTTGTCTTCAGGTAAGAAGATGGAGGATATACCATTAGAAGATCTTACTAAGTACGTTAATGAAGATACAGAAGCAACATTCCATTTATTTTATTCTCAATGGAGGTTGGCTGATCGCTTAAATATAACTAAGCATATACTTGAAGTCTGTTCTATCATACCTGCTATAGCATCAATGAACTTGAACGGTATGAAGTTTGATATCAGTACTGCTAAGATATTAGCAGGTACTATACAAAATGATTTGATATCTTTACATCAGACTATTACTAATGAGATCATAAATAGATATCCTAAGTTTAAGAAACATATCCATAAGTTAAACATAACAGCACCACGTACACTTTCAGCATTACTATATGGTGTACCCAATGAGATTGAAGTAGGTAAGAAGGTAGCAGACAAGATCATTCTTAAGTTTGATTCTCCTATTCTAAGTACATTACCTAGTACATTAACAAAGTCAGGTTGGTATTCTGTTGATGATAAAGTACTAGACAAAATTAAAATACCTTTGACCGATGCCATTAGAGAATACAGAGAGAAGAACAAGATTCTATCTACTTACTTGGAACCTTTGATTGAACAAGCATCATTCCAAGATGGATATATCTTTGGTGATTTACATATGACTTCTACTGCAACAGGAAGACTGTCTTCTTCTTCTCCCAATCTTCAGAATATTCCAGAAATAATCAGAAAGATCTTCTCGGGCGAAGATGATACAATTGTAGTTGAAGTGGATTTCAAGCAACTGGAATTAGTACCTATTGCAGAACTAAGCAAATGTAATCAGTTAATTAGTGATATCAATAAAGGAGTTGATGTACACTATGAAACAGGTAAGTCTGTCTTCGGATGGAAGATGCCATCAGATCAGACTATTGAAACAAGAAGAACTGTTAAGAACGTAGTCTTTGGATTGTGTTATGGTGGTGGTGCGAGTACTCTATCAGAACAGAGTGGTGTATCTATAACTGTAGTCAAGAACATTATAGAATCGTTCTTTAATAGATACCCTGAAATTAAGGTATGGCATCTAAAACTATTGAAAGAAGTACACTCTAACATAGTAAGAACAGGTAGTCACTCTAATGGAGAGGTTGAATTTGTAGGTCAGTACACCAATTCTATATCTGGTAGAATACACAAGTTCAATCAAGTAGAAGTACCAGAGTTTATTAGATCAAAGACTGGAAAGAAATATGACTTTTCACCTACACAGATAAAGAACTATCAAGCTCAAGGATTTGCAGGTGGTGATATTATGTTGACTTTCATTAAGGTATTGTTCCATTTGATTGAAGGACATGACTCACCGTTAGGTATAAAGCTACGTAACACAGTACATGATAGTGTTGTGTTGACAGTACCCAAGAACTTTTCTATGGATCAATTGTCTAATCTAATTGAGGTAGCAAAGAAGTATGTAGAACAATTCTATAGTTTGAAGACTAATCTTACTTGTAACATTAAGAACTTTGGAACCCATTGGGGATAGGAGATTGTATATGCAAGTTAATGGACCAGTTAATGATATCATTATTAATCCTGTAGTATTAAAGAATGGGCCACGAGCAGGCCAGACCAGTAAATCTTATACTGCTGTCATTCAAGGAATGAAAGTTGACTTTGGTTTTAAAGCACCTAAGTTTGCTGTAGGTGATTTAGTTAATCTGACTATTTCAGATACACCTAACAAGTGGGGAAAGCATGAACTCATGTCGGCTTCTGTATCTTCAACCGGAATTATTTCGCCACCGAATAGTATTAACACAACTAATAATCTATCTAACAAAACCGGACAGTCTAATGGTACTAGGAACAGTATCTTTCCAGTGCCTAAGACTCATGGTGATACCGCAATCATGCGACAAAACGCATTAACTAATGCGGTGAACATGCTAAACCATTGCGAGTCAGGATCTTATCCTGTAGACAAGGTACTTGAAGTGGCAGCCTTATTTGCCAAGTGGACCTCTGGGCAACTAGAGCAAGAGGAAGCTGAGAAACTACTATCTGCGAGCGTACATGAATCAAACTTCTAAAACTTTATCTACATTAGTAGATGATATCTATGGTATCTTGGACAGGGGTGTAGACCACACCCCTCGTCCTGATTACATAGCTTCTTTAACTAAGAACATAGAAGACAGAGTACACGGAGCATTAAAGCTACGTAATAAACCTAGAGAACTAGGTAAGCTATGGTTCTCTGATCTTGGTGAGAACTGTGCTCGTAAGATATGGTATAAGTTCAATGCAAAGGAAACAGATGCACAAGAACAACTACCGGGTAATGCCCTATTTAAGTTTATGTACGGTGATCTAATTGAAAGTCAAGTACTCTACTTAGCACAAGAAGCAGGGCACACAGTAACTAATGAGCAGGAAAGAATAGAGTGGACACACCCTAACGGATGGATAATATCAGGTAGGATAGACGCTGTAATAGATGGAGTGCTAGTAGATGTTAAGTCAACGTCTCCGATTGGATTTAAGAAATATGCTAACTTAGCATCAACTACAAACGATACGTTTGGCTACCTTTGGCAACTCTCAGGTTATGCTGCACTAGCTAACCGTGAACAAATACCCTTTAATGGTAGTCCTGCATTTGTCTTTGTTGATAAACAGAACGGTCATATAAGAGCACAACCTATAGAAGAATATAGCAAGGAACAGGTACAACTAGAAGTAATCCGAGTTAGTAATGCTGCTGCTAGTTACTTCCAACCTGAACGAGGGTATAAGGATATTCCTGTAGGTAAGTCAGGTAACATAGGACTAGGGGTAGAGTGTTCTTACTGTCCCTATAAACAAATGTGTTGGGATGGTTTAAGAGGCTTTGCTTATTCTAATGGTCCTGTTTGGTTGACCCACATAGAAAGAGAACCAGATGTACCTGAGATTATTTAGATCACTAATGATAGTATTTGTATTATCTTTATTTGTAGATTGTTCTTGTAGTAGGTGTATATATGGCAAAGAAAAAGTTTCGCAAACTAAGGAACACATGGGAAAAAACTATAGAGCAACAGTTAATTAAACTAGGAGTACCATATAAATATGAACCTTACAAACTATCTGTGACTGTGCCATCACGTAGATCTAATCTATACTGTACTTGTGGTAACACTTCCTTGATAGAGAAGAAGACTTACCTACCTGATTTTATTGTGAACAAAGAGATTATCATTGAAGCTAAGGGTAGATGGTCCACTGAAAGTAGGCACAAGATGAAGGCAGTTAATGAACAGTGTAAAGATTATAAACTCTATATGGTATTCATGAGAGACAACGTGTTACGTAAAGGATCTAAAACAAAGTACACTGACTGGTGTAAAGAAAACAATATAGAATATTCTATAGGTCAAGTTGATAAGGAATGGTTTAAACATGTCAGATAAAACTATTGTAGTTGGTGATGTACATGTAGCACCAGACCAATCATTACGTAGAGCAACATGGTTAGGTAGGTTAGTACACGATATTAAACCTGACAGAATAGTATTTATTGGTGACTTCGGTACGTTTGATTCCCTATCAGCTTGGGACAGGGACAAGCGTAAGCTAATGGAAAACCGTAGATACTATAAAGATATCCATAGTATGCGTACCTTTCTAAGTAACTATTGTATTGGTAGTAATACCCCAGATCTATATGGCTCTGTTGAGCATATCCTAACAGAAGGTAATCATGAAGATAGGATTAGGAGATACATAGATATTAATCCTATTATGGAAAGGCAATTAGATTATGCAGATCAAATTGGTATTGCCGATACATGGAAGATCGTTCCTTACAAATCCTATTATACACATAAGGCTGTCGCGTTCACACATGCACCTATCAATGAAGGAGGCAAACCTGTTAGTGGGAAAACTGCAACAGCAAAAGTATTGGAGTTGTGCGATACTTCGGTTGTATTTGGTCACACGCATAAGTTAGACTATAAGGCAGCACACCGACACGGTAAGAAACATTTACAAGAAGTGCTTAACGTAGGTTGTTTTTTCGAGCACGTAGATGAATACGCTTTAGGATCTATGACAAGTTACTGGCGTGGTATTGTAGTATTAAACCATTATGATAAAGGTAGATTCGGTTATGAAACAATCCCATTAGGATTATTACGGAGAGAGTATGACAATAAAATTAACAAGGGCTGAGTATGAGGAATGGAGATATAAGTATTCTCTAATGGACCCGGACTATGTAGTAGATATACTAGGAGTTAGTTCACTAGAACTTATAGATAAGTTTCAAGATAGGTTCGCTTACTTTATTCAAGAGGAATTTATACCAGAGGTTGATGATGACGAACAAGAACTCGAAGATAGAGGATTTATTAGAAACTCTATTGATGAAGAAACCTAGTAAATATAAGTATAAGGAACCTATCGAAGTTCCCTGTCCTGTTTGCAGAGGTTTAGATTCTGAAAGGTGTCCTGCTTGTGATGGTCTAGGTACAATAGAACAATGGAGAAACCGTGAGTAATAAAGTAGTTACTGGTAAGTTTGGTAGTGAATTATCTCCAAATCAAATTCTAATAAATGCTTTAGAGTTTGCTGATGATATGGATTGTCTAGTCGTTGCCTTCACTAATAAAGAAGGTTCAGTCAGTTCTGGTTGGAGTAGTTCACCTGTCACTTCTCGTTTAGGTTTATTAGATCTAGCTAAACTAATGATGATTGAGAGTATTTCAAATGAGGAATGAAATGAAGACTAAAGAACTACCTAGTGTATATCAAGCTTATATACATAAGTCTCGGTATGCTAGATACCTACCTGATGTAGGTAGACGTGAGACATGGGAAGAATCTGTAGATAGATACTTCTCATTCATGAAGGAACAGGAAGCTAAGTTTACCCGTAAGTCTAAGTTGACTGAGGATGTACGTCAGGCTATTCTTAATCTAGAAGTTATGCCTAGTATGCGTGCCCTAATGACAGCAGGGCCAGCACTAGAACGTGATAATGTAGCGGGTTATAACTGTGCTTATGTTGCTTGTGATGATGCTCGTGTATTCGATGAGATACTTTATATTCTAATGTGTGGTACTGGTGTAGGATTCTCAGTAGAACGTAAGTACATTGAACAACTACCTGAAGTAGCGGAAAGTTTACATGAAGCTAATACAGTTATCTCTGTACCGGACTCCAAGATTGGATGGGCCTCGTCTTTTCGACAGCTCATTAGCCTTCTATATATGGGACAAATTCCGAAGTGGGACTTATCCAAGGTCCGACCAGCAGGAGCGGTCTTACGAACTTTTGGTGGTAGAAGTAGCGGACCTGCACCACTCGATGCGCTATTCAAATACACCATTAAGCTCTTTCAAAACGCGGCTGGCAGGAAATTACACTCAATTGAAGCTCATGATCTAATCTGTAAGATTGCAGAAGTAGTAGTATGTGGTGGTGTTCGTCGCTCTGCATTACTAAGTCTAAGTAATCTAACTGATGATCGTATGCGTCACGCTAAGGATGGACAGTTCTGGATCTCTAATGCACAACGGGCACTAGCTAATAACTCTGTGTGTTATAGTGAGAAGCCTGATTTAGGTTCCTTTCTCTCTGAGTGGAGTGCTCTATACCAGAGCAAATCAGGTGAGCGTGGTATCTTTAGCAGGTATGCCATGAAGAATAAGATCCCTGAACGTAGGGAACTACAAGACTTTGGCACTAACCCTTGCTCTGAGATTATCCTACGCTCTAAACAGTTCTGTAATCTAACAGAGGTAGTGATCCGTCCTACTGATGGACTACAAGATCTAGAAAGGAAGGTTGAGATAGCTACTATCTTAGGTACAATCCAAGCTACGTTTACTAACTTCCGATATCTGTCTAGTAAGTGGAAGAAGAATACAGAAGAAGAACGACTACTTGGTGTTAGCTTAACAGGTATCTGTGACAATCCAACAACAAGGAATCCTAGTGATACACTTAAGACATGGTTAAATAAACTACGTACTAAGTGTGTCGAGGTTAATAAAGAATATGCCAATCACCTTGGAATACCAGTTAGTGCTGCAATCACTTGTGTTAAACCCAGTGGCACCGTCTCTCAGTTGGTCTCGTGTAGCTCCGGTATCCACGAGCCTTTTGCGTCATATTATGTACGGCGTGTCAGGGCCGACCAAAAGGACCCTCTCTGTCAGGCTCTTACTAAAGCCGGAGTTCCATACGAAGTGGATATCAATAACCCCGGAGCGTTTGTATTCTCCTTCTATATAGATGCTAGTGAACGTACACCTAAGCACTATAAAGCTCACAATGCAATTGAGCAATTAGAACGGTGGAGATTCTATGATAAATACTGGTGTGAACATAAACCTTCATGTACTATTATGGTTGAAGAACATGAGTGGTTAGATGTAGCGGCTTGGGTTTATAAAAACTTTGATGATATTAGTGGAATCTCTTTCTTTCCAAAGGACAACCATGTATATCAACAGGCACCGTATGAGGCAATTAGTAAGGAACAGATTGCGGAGTTACAAAAGAAAGTCAACTTTGACTCAATTGATTTTAATATTGGAGAGGAGTCAGATGTAACAACTTCATCGCAAGAGTTAGCTTGTGTTGGTAATCAATGTGAGATAATCTAACTATGAATAAACTATGGTCTTGTGAGTGTACTAACTGTGGTAATATATGGGATGAACTACTTGGACCAAAGGAAGTCTGTGGTCTATGTCCTAAATGTAACTCAGCGTTCACTGATAAACTACCCGGAGGATTGAAGAACTACAAAGCTAAAGCACCCTATGATTATCTAGATAAGGGACCGCCAGACGGTAAGAAGATTTTCTCAGGACCAAAGGTACACAGTAAATGAGTATACTAAGAGAAAGCATGTATGGACCAGTTAAACTAGATAGTACTGTAGAGAACTGGCCTTACGAGGGACAGTTTGATAAGAAGGAAGATCAAGTACAAACGGGTTGGTCTAGTAGTTACTATGAACTACCACCTGATGCTAAGGAGGTACAGGATCTAATAGAACATCGTAACATGAACTTTGCAGTAGGTAACATATTCAAAGCTGCATATCGTTTAGGCAATAAAAAAGGCACTGATCGTGCCTATGATTTACGTAAGATAATTTGGTTTGCTGAAAGAGAACTAGCTAGGCTAGGAAAGGAGAAAGTATGAGTAAGATTGTAGATATAGGTGATGGTTTAATTTGTCGTACAACTGCATCGACTCCACCAAAGAAAGATCTATTCGCATTTCACGAATGGCGCTTACAAGTCTTCGATTCAGATTCAAGTCTAACTTTTGAATGTTATCACAATGGAGATTATACTGTTGTAGATGATATTAGTAAGGCACGTAAACTAGCTAAAGAACTAGATAAGTGGGTAACTATGGTAGAGAAGGATCTAGAAAAGATCCCTAAGAAGAAGAAGAAGACTCTACCAAAGGAACAATCTTTTTAATCATTCCTCTAGGTATACACATCTTAGTGTGATATGATTTAAGGGACGGTACGTAGTCTGTGAAAAGAACTACGCCGTCCCTATTTTTTTGTGCCAGTATTCCTACTGTATAAGTTATAGTAGATACATAACTTATATCATCAGTAGACTCATCATGTACTGAAGCATCATCCCATATAACTAGAACATACTTCATTATTAGTTAGCACTTAGTTATTACGACCAACGTCACGGGTGAATAGCTGCTGTTTCTGGGAGAGGGTTAAATCAGGTCGATCCTGATCCGCAGGGTCACGTCCTGGCCCAGCGCGTTGATGATCACCAGCCCGCTGCCGCCGTCCAGGCAGCGAAGCTCAACACCCGCCGCCGCGACCACGAAGTTGGAACTTCCGCCCACCTTGGTCATGGTCCCGTCCTTGGTCCAGATCGCGGTGCCGCCGCAGTGGATCGGCCCGGTGGCCGAGTACGCAACCACGTGCACGATCGCGCAGGTGCGGCTGGAACGCAGCAGGGGGGTGCTCAGGGTGG